TTCATCTACTCGTCCCGCGCTCTCCAGAACGCGGTGTACGACAAGAACCCCCTCTTCGCCCTTCTCCCCAAGTCGAGCGGCTTCAACGGTCGCTCGATGATCCACGCGCTCACCTACGGCAACTCGCTGGCCCGCTCTGCGGCGTTCGGGACCGCTCAGGGTCGCGCGGGCATCAACGGTGTCTCGGGCACTGACTCGGGCTTCAACCGCGACGTGAACTTCACCGTGACCCGCGTGAAAAACTACGCGATGTACACGATCGAGCAGGAGCTTCTGCTGGCCGCGTCGGGTGACCGCGCGTCCTTCGTGAAGGGCCTGACCCAGCTCGTGGACGGCACGCTCCAGACCCTCCGCAACGACTTCGGTCGCGACGTGTACGGCTCGGGCCTTGGTGAACTCGGTCAGGTGACCGCAGTGTCGGGCTCGGGTCCGTACACGTTCACGGTCGGTGAAGCCATCACCCAGATCGAGGTCGGCATGGAGTTGGTCGCGTCGGCTGGTTCGACCAGGACCAACATCCTTCGCACGGGCGCGGCCCCCAGCGTCACGGTGGCCACCGTCAATCGCGCGGCGGGTACGTTCACCACCCCGGCTCAGGTCACCGACCCCATCGTGGCAAACGACTGGTTGTTCATCCGCGGCGACCGCCCCGACGCGGCCACCACCGCAATCGGCTCGATGCTGAAGATCGCGGGCATGGACGCGTGGAACCCGTCCACCACGCCACCTGGGTCCGAGTCGTTCTTCGGCGTGGACCGATCCATCGACGCAACCCGCCTCGCGGGTCAGCGCCTCGACATCAGCTCGCTCCAGCCGGAAGAGGGCTACGTCACCGCGCTTGCGGCGCTCGCTCGCGAAGACGGCGACCCGAGCCACATCTTCACGTCCTTCACCGACGAGAAGAACCTGAAGCTGGCGCTCGGCTCGCGCGTGGACGCCGAGTACACGCAGGTCGGTGACATCGGCTTCGAGTCCATCCGCCTGCGCGGCCCGAACGGCACCGTCAAGGTGTACGCCGACCGCAACGCGCCTGTCGGTCGCGCCCGCATCCTGACCCTGAACACCTGGGAGCTGAAGCACCTTGGCGACCTCGTGAACAACGGCAGCGCGGGCAACGACGGCGGGCTGGCCCGTGAGTACCAGGCTGACCGCTTCGAGGGCCGCATGTCGTTCTACGGCAACCTCATCTGCCACAAGCCTGCGGCGAACATGGTTGCCACGCTGCCCACGTAAGTCCAACTGAGTCCGAGGGCTGAACTTAGCCCTCGGACTTTCCCCTTCTCAGGAGAAGACACATGGCTTACCGACAGATGTACGAGTTTGCGGAGTACGCGACCCCGCATACGATTCACTTCCAGTTCGCGGTGCCGACCAACGGCGCCACCACCCCTGTCGCCACCGGCATCCGCGGGTACGGTGCCACCATCACCCGCACGGGTGTCGGCATCATGTCCGTGGTGTTCCCCGTTGGCATGCCGGGGGGGCAGTTGCTCTCGGCTCAGGCGTCGCTTCGCCTCGCGGCGGTCGGCAACACCTTCGCTCAGGTGGGTACGTGGACGCCCTCGACGCGCACGCTGCTCGTCAACTGCGTCAACGGCTCCGGTGTCGCGGCTGAGTGGCCCGCGGCGAACGCGAACAACGTGCTCGAAATCGACGTGGTGTTCAGCGATTCGGCTACCCTCCCCAACCGCGGCGGGTAACTGAGTGGCCTCGGAAACGCTCGCACATCTCCGCACTCGTACAAGAGAGCGGGCAGACATGGTGGGGTCGGCCTTCGTGGCCGACTCTGGCTTGGGTCTGGATGCGTGGATCAACGAGGCCAACCAGAAGCTCCACGGGATGTTGGTGGACGCGCTGGGCGAGGAGTACGTCTCCTCGTCCGCGTCGTTCACCACCATCGCCAACACCAGCGATTACGCTGTGCCAGCGAGTTTCTACAAGCTGTACGGCGTGGATCTCGACTACCACGGGGTCATGCGCTCGCTGAAGCAGTACACCCGCGCCGAGCGGAACACGTACCGGGAGCTTCACCCCGAGTTCCTGCCCCGCTACTCGCTCGTCGGAACCAATATCCGTTTGTACCCGATTCCGACCGCGGGTCTGACGGGCGCCATCTTGTACGCGCCCGAGGCGACGACCCTCGTGAACTCCGGTGACACCGTGAACTACCCCAACGGGTGGCAACGATTTATCGTCATCGACGCGGCCATTCAGGCTCTGGCGAAAGAGGAGTCGGACGTGCGGACCCTCGTTGCGGAGCGCGCCGCCATCATCAAGGAAATCGAGCAGACCAAGGAGCAGCGGGATCTCGCGACGCCCAAGCGCGTCGTCGATCTGGAGGTCGCGGAGTCCTTCATCGAAGACTGGTGGTGACTCGTGGTCGCTCGCCTGAATCGCCCCACAGGTCTGCCGCAGATCACCACTCAGCGCGTGGATCAGCCGGTCATCCAGCGCGCGGTGGACGCCATCACGCGCACGCTCATTGCGGTCGTCAACTTCCTCCAGCCATTCGCCCAACCGCAGCCCTGGGTGGCAGTCCCGTTCAATTCTGACTGGACTGCCACGCTCTCGACTCTTCAAGCGCCCCAGTTCAGGAAAGATCCGCTTGGTTACGTGGAGCTTCGCGGGTGGGCCTCTACGGCGACTGGAGTGAGTACTGTCATTGCGGTACTCCCTGTCACGCACAGGCCCCCTACGCGAAGCTCATTTCCAGCCTTCCGTTTGAACGGTGCGACCTATACGGTGGCACGGCTGGACGTGGACGTGGATGGTCGCGTCCTCATGGCATCACCCGCCGTAGGGGCGGGCGACAGCGTGACTCTCAGTGGGATTAAGTTCTCGGTGGACCCATGAGCCTGAACAAGCAACTCGTTCACTTGAACATGACGGGCGGCCTTCAGAAGAAGGACGATCAGTTCCTCGTCATTCCGAGCAAACTCACCGCAGCGGACAACGTGGAGTTCGACGACGCCAGCACCGTCATCACCCGCGGCGGTCAGGCGAGGTTGACGCTCCCTGCCGGTTACGCGACCGCGATCCGGTCCTTCGTCCGAGCAGGTACGGCGAACCTTGAATTCGAGGACGGCTCGACCATCCGCGCGAACGGCCTTTCGGGCGCGAGCGACTACGCGAACTGGCGCGGGTCCGCCCTCTCCTACGAGCCCTCGACGTTCCCGCGCGTGGGCGTACAGACTCGGCGCATCGCGCAGTACCCTATCGACGGCGCATCTTTCGATGTCGCCTATGGCGCGACCAACTACTGCCTCGCGTGGTCTGAGTACGACGCGAACCTGGAGTATGTGGTTCAGGTTTCGATTCGCTCCGTCACCACCGACATTGAGGTGCAGCGAAACGTCATCAGCGGGGCAGCAGCGTCGGAGTACGTGATGCAGCCTCGCGTCATCTACGACTCGACCAACGCGCGATTCTCCATCTTCACGTATCATGAGGATTCGGCGTTCGTTACCGCGTCGATGAAGGGCTCCTACGTGGCCGAAACGGGCGGATCGTTCACCGGCCCGACGATCCTCATCGCGATGTCTTACGCTGGCGGCGGACTCTCCGCGCTGGCCGATGCCGCGATCTATCCGGGCCAAGGGTATTGTCTGGTGTCGCGCGACGCGGACCTCACCGGAACTGTGCGGATGCGGCTTGTCAACCTCTCGCACGGTTCGATTGTGGCGTCCACGAGCGCGGTCCCAGCGACCGTACTGTCCTCTCTGACCGCCCACGCCACCTACTCAGGCGGCGTACTCCTCGGGCACGCAATCTTCGGCGCCGGGGCCAATTTGCGCGGCTACCGCCTGCCCTCAAACACGGGCGTCATGTCCGCTTCAGTCACCATCCGCACGCTCACGGGGACGATCGGACGCGTCGTCGTCACGGATGTGAGCGGCGCACTGCACATCACGATTGATCAACTGACTGCCACCAGTGACACCTACGCCACGACGTACTTGATCAACGCGACTACGGCGCACGTCTTCACGTCTCAGACAGCCATCAGCACCAACTGCTTCATCGACGGGCGCTCGTTCTCGATGCGCTCTCGTAACTTCGTGCCGATGGTCTTCACCTCGAACTCCAACCAGAGCACGCACTTCCTCCTCGACATCACTGAAGCCGCCGAAAACCTCGGGGTCGCTACGACGGCGAAGCCTTCGTTCGTCTCGCGGGTCGATTACGGGGAGGTCGCCGCGTCGGGGTACGGGATCAATCTCGGCGCACGCGTTCGAGGCAGCCATGCCTCGATGGTCACCTACGCCAAGTACGAGACGGACCTTCGATTGGCGGGGGCGACGAACGCAACTCGCATCGTGCTCGTTGCCGCCAAGTTTGCCCCGACTGAGCAACTCGGTGACGCGGAGATCAACGGACTGGCGCTCCTCGCTGGCGCGCTGCCCCGCGTGTGCGACGGGGCGCAGATTGTGGAGGAGGGTTTTCACTGGGGGCCTGAAGTGCAAGGTGCTGCTTTGACTCCGGTAACCACGGGGTCGGGCATCTACAGCTTCCCCTCGGTCGGCAGTTACTCTGTGGCGTTCACCGAGGGTTGGATGGACGCACAGGGCAACTGGCACGAATCTGCGGTGGCTCGCACATTCAGCCTTACCACCACGCTCGGCAATCTCGACATCAACCCGACCTTCATTCGACCGCCCAGCGTGAAAAACGACCGGCAGTTGATCATGTACCGCACGAAGTTGCTCGGCACGGACACCAGCCTCTATCTCGCGCACGCCGGTGACTTGTCTACGGGGACCGTGGTTGAAGTTACGGATGCGGACCTACCGAGCGGCGAGCAGTTGTACACCGCGGGCAACGTCCTGCCCAATACGCCCGCACCGGCCTGTCGGCACGTCTCCGTCTTCCAGAAGCGGCTCGTTTTGGCCGGTTGTGGTGATGGGTCGCGCATCTACTGGTCCAAGCAGACGACGCCAGGGTACGGCGTGGAGTTCAACTCGGGCGACCCCACGCACCAGACGCAGGTGCCCGCTGACAAGGGCCGCGCCGTCGCCACCAAGGAAATGGACGATCGGCTTGTCATTCTCTGCGAGAACGGCGTGGGCATCATCGGTGGCCAAGGCCCCGACCCGACCGGCACTTCTGGCCAGTATTCCGACTTCAGCTCGATCATCACCGAGACGGGCTGCTCGTGGGACTCGCCCAAGAGCGCCATCCGAGGCCCCGAGGGCGTGTGGTTCCGCTCGCCGTTCGGCCTTCGCCTCGTCTCGCGCTCGGGCAGTCTCGCGCGAGGGCAAGACAACAAGCAGGTCGGCTCCGAAGTGGACGCACTTGTCAGCGGCAACGTCGTCGCCATCGCGGGCGACGCGAAGCAGCAACTCCGCTTCTATCAGTCGAGCGGCACCGTGCTCGTGTGGGATTACCAGTGGCTTCAGTGGACCCGTTTCACAGGCTTCGCCAACGTGGATGCCTGCTACGCGGACGACCGCTACTACCACCTGAGCAACTACTCGACCACAACGCCACTGCTCCGCTACACCAACAACACGACTCACGCGGATGTGAACGACTCGGGTGTCGCCACTCAGGCGTTCTCCCCGTACATCGAAACTCCGTGGCTTTCATTCGCGGGTATTCAGGGATTCCAGCGCGTGTACCGGCTGATGATTTTGGGCAAGAACGTGGACGGGGCTGTCAACCCGATGACGTTCGGGCTCTCGCTTCAGTACGACTTCAACGACACGTACACGTCTTTCCCGACCGTGAACGTGACTCCGAGCACCAACGGGCTGGTTCAGTTGCAGCACCACTTCGTGAAGCAGAAGTGCGAGTCGATGAAGATCGCCATCTACTTCTTCCCCGTGACCCCAGGTAACGCAGGGCGCTTCCGTTTGACTGACCTGACCTTGCAAGTCGGTGTCAAAGGGTCGTACTTTAAGATGCCGTCTTCACAGAGGTTCTGACCATGCCCAAACTTGATCGTGAGATTGATGACGAAGGCAATATCAGTTACGAGCAGA